CAAACTCTCAACATCATTCGAGTCACTCGAAGAAGGTGTTAGCACGGAGTTTAAGCAATATCAAAACTTACCGATGTCACTTTATTCCAACTTTGTAGAAGATGTAATAAATCATAAGGCGGTATATCCTGTTGTAGATAATATAGAGGACTTAATAACTAAAGCATTTTTTTCACAGAGAGGGTCTAAATCAGCAGTAGTATATCCGATAAAAAAAGGTTCGGAATTTATTGCGATTGTAGGTTTTGAATGGACCCATAAGCCAGAGAAATTAGATAATATATTTTCTAAAATTGAGGCAGACGTAAAATCTATGGGAGACACCCTTTCTAAATTATTATAGGAGCCATTATGAGTTCTGAATATAACGAGGAAACAGATAATAGAGAACATTTGTTGAGTGAAGAAGAAAGTTCAAGTCTAAATACATCAGGAATAAAAAAAGGAAGAAAAACCATAAAAAATAAAATACAGTTTCAATTAACATTGAACGAAGAACAAAAGAGAATAAAGGCAGATGCTCTTCGTGATGATATATCGGTCTTTGTTGGTAAAGCCGGTTCCGGTAAAACATTATTAGCAACACAAATTGCTCTTGAATGTTTCTTTTACCGTGAAGTTGAAAAAATAATAATTACAAGACCAACTGTATCTAATGAAGATTTGGGTTTCCTTCCGGGAAATATAAAAGAAAAAATGGATCCTTGGTTGTCTCCAATACAGGCGAATATGTTTCAACTGTACCATAAGGAGAAAATTGAAAAGTTAATGATGGAAGATAAAATAGAAATTGCTCCTATTTCATTTCTTCGTGGTAGAACATTTGTAAATGCCTGTGTTATCGTTGATGAATCACAGAATGTAACTAAGGCACAGATGGAAATGATATTGTCTCGTCTTGGTATTAACTCAAAGATGATGCTAACTGGCGATATATCCCAAATTGACTTAAAACAGAAAAAAGACTCTGGTCTACCATATTTATTCAATATGAAGGATAAAATAAATGGATTGGGGGTTTATGAATTAAAAACAAATCACCGTCATCCTATTGTTGATGATATATTAAAGTATTTTGAAGAAACAAAATCCGAGAAATAAATGACCGAAATTCCTATTTGGCGGTTATCCACTTGTTGATGTTGAATTGCAAGATGTAAACTTTTATACCTGTCTCGAAGAAGCTGTATATGAGTATTCATATCATGTCAATCAATTTAACATTCAACAAAATTTATTGAGTTTGATGGGTTCATCAACAAATTCTAATGTAACACAAAGAAACATATCTACCAATATGGGTGGTCTTGTACAATTAGCAACAGAATATGGTAGTGAAACTTTTACCAATGGTAATGTTGCTTTTTATTCATCATCTATTGATATAAAAACAGGACAACAAAAATACAATTTAGATACATTGATTCGTAGTGTAAAAACTCCAACAGGATCTATTGAGATAAAAAGAGTTCATCACTATTCTCCACCAGCATCTATTCGTTTTTATGATCCATACTTGGGTAATCAGGCAATGTTAGATACATTTGGATTTGGTGCATATTCTACTGGTGTATCATTCATGTTGATGCCTATGTATGCAGATTTACTTCGTGTTCAAGCGATAGAATTTAATGACATGATGCGTAAATCTGCATTTACATTTGAATTGATAAACAACGAACTTCGTATGTTTCCGGTTCCAACAAAGGATTTCAAACTATGGATTGAATATATTGTGAAAGAAGAAAGAAGCAATCCACTAAAATATCCAAACGGACAAGTTTCTGATATGTCAAATGCTCCTTATGATTTTATGACATATTCTCAAATAAATTCTGTTGGTAAAAGTTGGATATATTCATTTGGTCTTGCTTTAGCAAAAGAAATGTTGGGTTATATTCGTGGTAAATATGGTAGTATTCCGATACCAAATGGTGAAACAACATTGAATGCATCGGATTTATTAAGTGCAGCCGGAACAGAAAAACAGACATTAGTAGATCAATTGAGAACAATGTTAGATACAATGACTCGTTCAAAATTATTAGAGGCAAAGAGATTAGAAACTGAAGCATTGGCTGCAAGTCTTAATGGGACACCTTTAGCAATTTACATAGGATAATAAAATGCCACTATTTCACGGACAAAGAGATGCTGGTCTTGTTCATAAATTTAATATGGAACTGATAGCAGACATAATAGATACAGAAGTTGCTGTCTATAAACTTTCCATTGAAAATACAAAAACAAATCTGTATAACGAATCGGATAAAAAAGTATATCATAGTCCCGTTAAAATACCTGCATTGATAGATTATCAGGCACAGACATATGAAGGAACTGAATTTGGTCAAGACTTCCAACAATCTGCTACTTTTGCTTTTATTAGAGAGTTTTTGAAAGATGTTGAAATTTTTATTGAAGTTGGTGATGTTATAGAATATAACGGAGAATGGTGGGAAATAGATGGTGTTCAAGAAAATCAATTCTTTGGTGGAAAAAATCCTGACTATTCTTTTGCTACTGAAAGATGGGGTCACAATGTTTCCATAATAGCAACAACACACTTAACAAGACGTTCAAGAATACATATAGAAGAATTTAGACCAGCAATAACAACTGATCATAATGATATTCCGAGTAACATATAATGTTTAATTCTGCAAAATATAGAAAACCCCCAATAAGAAGAACTCGTGATTCTTTTATTGATGATGTCCGTTCAGAACAAAATCAAAGACAAGATTTGGGTAAAGGAAGATCACTACAAACTCGTAGAGATAAAGATAAAACTCGTAGTGTTTCCATTACTCTTTATGATATAGATTTTTCTGTAAAGTCTTTTATTGATCAAAAAATGATGCTTCGTGTAGAAGACAATGGTGAATCTATTGTAGTTCCTGTCATATATGCAAATTCTGAAAAGTGGGCATCAATACAAAAAGATGGTTTCTTAAAAGACAAGAAAGGTAAAACGATAATACCATTGATAACATTCAGACGGTCTGCAGTTTCTATAAAGCCAGAAATGCGTAGAAACAAAGTTGCATCAACAAAACAACTTTATTATGTAATGCAACACAGATACAACAGAATGACACCATATGACAAATTTACCACTCAATATGAAAGAAAACCATCGTATGAGTATTATTTAACCCCTATGCCTGATTTTGTTGATGTCACTTATGACTTTATAGTTTGGTGTGAATATCAAAATCAATTAAATCACATTCTTGAACAATTTGTTCACTTTAATGGGCAGGCATTCGGTGATAAGAATTATTACAAATTCTCAACATATATGGATTCAATGGCCATCGAAGATAACAACACAACTGGTCAAGACCGCGTAGTTCGTTCTTCATTTCAATTAACAGTTCACGGTTATCTGATACCAAAAGATGTTGGTGCAGATACAACAACAAAACGAGTTATTAGTGCTAATAAAATTAGATTTGTTTCCGAAATGTTTGGTGACATTAACTCAATGATGAATCCTGATAATGTAAATTACTATGGAACTACCAATGATTTGAACTCCAGATTGAGAGGTGCAGGTCAAGCAAATGCAGATAGAGGTAGATTCGGAAATGGTAATGATGATGGATCCGATTCACTTGCTGAATTTAGACGCCGTGTTGCTCAAATGGTTGATATATCACTTTCTAGATCTGCAGATGTTTATACATTTGAAGTGGATGAAACTGATTAAAAACACATTTAGAGATTTTACAAACATATTTATATGAGTTATATTTTACAATTTTAAGTGAGGTTTTATATGGCAGACAATGCTGAAAACACAGTTATTGAAAAAGAATTTGAACAGGATGATATTGATACTGTCAAATCATTACAATCCGGATATGCAAGAACTACTGCACAAATTGGACAAGTGGAAATTGAATTACATCTTTTGAACAAAAGATTGGAACAAATGAAAAATTTAAGAGAACGCTTGTTTAACGAATATACCGAGTTACAAACAAAAGAAAGTGACTTGGTAAAAACACTAAATGAAAAATATGGCGATGGTGTTTTAGATTTGGATTCTGGTAAATTTATTGCATCTAAATCATAATTTTGATTTTTTTGCTTTATATTTATATGAAGAATTTGATTCATTCTATAATTTTATGGAGATAATAAGTGGCTAATGAAAGAATTGTAAGTCCTGGAGTGTTTACCAATGAAATGGATCTATCGTTCCTCCCACAAGGAATCGGTAACATTGGTGCGGCTCTCGTTGGACCAACGCTTAAAGGACCGGCTTTTGTGCCTACATTGGTGAATAGTTTTAGTGATTTTATCACTCATTTCGGTAATACATATGAACAATCATACTTACCATACACAGCAAAAAACTATCTTAATAATGCAGGTAGTGCAACAATAGTTCGTGTTCTTGGATCCGGTGGTTACTCTCTTAAGCATCCGGTTGCAATAGTTGCTACTGGTTCTTGGGGTAAATCACTTATTTCGTTTTTACATCCAACATTTGTTGTAACAAATTCAGATTCAACATCTTTATTTGAATCAACAACCGTATCTGCAAACAATAGTGGTAGCTTTGTTATCACTTTGTCAGGATCATTCACAACAGACCAATCTGCATTTACAAATGCTATCGATCAGAATGGAACTGCATTTAGTTCATCAATAAATCCAGAATCTACTGCATATATTGGCGATTTGTATGGCTACAATCCTTATGGAACAAACGCCGTTTACAACTATGTAAACTTTAAGAAACAGGCATCCGCTTCACTTGCTTTAGATGCTGCAACAAAAATTATGATTGAAACTGGCTCTGCTGGTTCTCCTTGGGATTTTACAACCGATTATTTGGCTGCATCTACTCCTTGGATAACATCACAAAAAATTGGTGATAGAACAACAGATTTGTTTAAGTTCCATACTATTTCTCATGGTATTCATTCTAACTATGAAGTAAAAGTTGGTATTGCAAACATTCGTCCTGCTGGAACAATCGCTGGTTCAGAATATGGTGATTTTGATGTTGTTGTTAGATTTGTTGATCAATCTAAACTTCCACAAACACCATTCACATCCGAAGATGAAGATTTGCGTCCAAACGTAATTGAATCATTTAAGTGTAACCTTGATCCAAATTCACCAAAATTTATTTCAAGAGTTATTGGTGATAGATTCATAACAATTACCGATGAAGGTAAAGTTGTTGTTAATGGTGACTATTCTAACAAATCAAAATATGTTCGAGTTGAAACAACAGAAGCCGTTACTAACGGTGGTGTATCTCCTAATCTCGTTCCTTTTGGATTCCGTGCTTTACATTCACCAATTCCAAAACAATTTACTCAACCAGCTGCTGCTACATATGTTGCAGACCAAACAGCCGGTGGTGCATATAACAGACGAGTATATTGGGGATTCAGCTATGACTTTACAAATACTGATAACTTTAATTACTTGCGTCCACTTCCTATAACAGATAATGTTACAACTGGAAGTAATGTAGATTTCTATTTGGGTGATTATCAACAAAATCCTGGTGCAAGTTTCCCATCAAGTGCTGTTGCTTACAGTTCATCCATTGATTTGACTACAAATACTGCACTTGATTCTCGTAAATTTATTGTGCCACTTCAAGGTGGATTTGATGGTCATAAACCAAATCTTCAAAAGAAATTGGGAACATACATTGAAGCTGGAAATACACAAGGATTCGATATATCAAACTCTAATGCAGATGGATATACTTCTTACAAGAAGGCAGTTGATACCATTTCAAATGCAGATGAATTTGATATTAACATGATAGTAACACCCGGTGTTCTTCACTCATTACATTCTGCTATAACAAACTATACAAAAGATATGTGTGAGGATCGTGGTGATGCTTTCTATGTAATGGATTCTGTTGGTATAAATGATAATATCTCAACTGCTGTTGCAACAACAGAAGGATTTGACAGTAACTATGCGGCTACTTATTATCCTTGGGTTAAGATTCTTGATTTCGATAGAAACAAACCAATTTGGGTTCCCCCATCTGTTGTTCTTCCTGGCGTAATTGCATTCAATGACCGTGTTGCTGCAGAATGGTTTGCTCCTGCTGGTTTGAATCGTGGTGGTTTGACAGAGGTAGTTGAAGTTAAATCTCGTTTGACTCATGCTGAACGTGATACACTTTATGAGGCACGAATCAATCCTATCGCAGTGTTCCCATCAACAGGCGTTTGTGTCTGGGGTCAAAAAACATTGCAAGGTCGTCCATCTGCTCTTGACCGTATCAATGTTCGCCGTCTCTTGATTGCTGCTAAGAAGTTTATTGCTTCTTCCACAAGATACCTTGTGTTTGAACAAAACACTTCACAGACACGCTCAAGATTCTTGAACATTGTAACACCATACTTGGAATCAATTCAACAACGTCAAGGTTTGTATGCTTTCCGTGTTATCATGGATGAAAGTAATAACACACCTGATATTATTGACCGCAACATCTTATACGGCCAGTTGTTCTTACAACCAGCCAAAACAGCTGAATTTGTCATACTTGACTTTAACATTCAGTCTACTGGTGCTGCTTTCCCTGGTGCTTAATTGATATAAATGGGGGGTTGAAATACACTCCCCATATTTTTTTCAAAGTTGTATATTTATCTAGGAAGATATTTTTAATTTGGAGATATAAATGGCTGAATTACTCGATCCCAATGAAATTTTTTTCACACCGTTTGAGCCAAAATTACAGAATCGCTTTATCATGTATATTGAAGGCGTTCCTGCATATTTGGTAAAAGGTGCTGGTAGACCAAACATCAGTTTCAATCCAATCACACTTGACCACATCAACGTCAAACGTAAAGTAAAGGGAAAGGGTGAATGGCAAGATATTACAATCAAATTGTATGATCCTATCGTGCCTTCCGCTGCTCAGGCAACAATGGAATGGGTGCGTCTTTCACACGAATCTGTAACAGGTCGTGACGGTTATTCTGACTTCTATAAGAAAGACATAACACTTCATGTTCTCGGTCCTGTTGGTGATAAAGTTGAAGAATGGACACTTAAAGGTGCTTTCATTACTGCAACAACATTCGGTGAAATGGATTGGGCAAACGATGCTTTTGTTGAGATTTCTCTCACACTTGCATATGATTATGCTATCCTCCAATACTAATACAAATTGTATTATCATATTGAAATTGAAATGAAATACGGGTATACTGATTTTCTCGGTATACCCATATTTATTTGTGTATATTAAAACGTTTTATTACAAATTATGTTATAGGATTTAAGTTATGACAAAAATTCCAACCGGCTATAATATAGCCAATGAAGAAGCCGTTTCAGATGCCGATATTAAGGCACAACTTTTAGCTGAACACAAGCAAACTAATGTTAAAAAATCAAATTTTCCAACGGAAATTATTCCTTTGCCTTCAAAAGGTCTCTTGTATCCAGAAGGACATCCCCTTGCCGAAGGTGTTATTGAAATGAAATATATGACTGCTCGTGAAGAAGATATATTAACTTCACAAAACCTTATTAAACAAGGTGTAGTATTAGACAAATTGTTTGAGTCTTTGATTGTTACCCCTATCAATTACAACGACTTGTATGTTGGTGACAAAAATGCAATCATGGTTGCTGCTAGAATTTTGGGATATGGAAAAGATTATACAGTTCAAATTGATGATCCTTTTTCACCCGGCAATAAACAAACTGTTACAATAGATTTAACTCAAATTGAGCACAAGGAGGTCGATTATTCGCCATTTGAGAACAGAGCAACCGAATTTGATTTTGAACTTCCACTATCTAAAAGAAATATAACGTTTAGACTTATGACACATGGTTTGGAAAGACAGATTCAATCAGAGATAAAATCAATGAATAAATCAGTTATTAAGTCTGGAATTGATAGGGATTTAACAACAAGACTCAAACATATTATTACATCGGTTGATGGTGAAAATGGTAGAGTTGCTATAAATAATTTTGTTGATAATGAATTGTTTGCAGCGGATTCGAGAGCATTAAGGTCTTATATCAAAGAAATCTCACCTGATTTGGATCTATCATTCACCTTTATTTCAGATATTACTGGTGAGGTTAAGGAGATAGATATACCCATAGAGGTATCATTTTTTTGGCCTGGCACCTGATTATAGATTAGGTTTACATGAAGAAATCTTTTCTTTATGTTATTATGGCAAAGGTGGTTTTACTTGGGATGAAGTATACGGTCTTCCAGTTCATTTGAGACGATTCTATATCAATCAAGTTAAAAAGGCAATGGAAGAAAAGAATAAGGCAGAACACGCTGAAGTATCTAAACATAAAGTGAGTATGCCTACATTTTCAAAACCATCAACACCTAGACGATAATTTTGCGGTTTACATATTTATAGGATATGTAGACCGTTTTTATTTTATTAGTATTTGTAGAAAAACGTGGCATCAAAAGAAGACGTAAAACTTGCCTCTGAACTAAAAGATTTAACTGAAACACGAATTGAATTAGAAAAACAAATCGTTGAACAGAAAATCAAAATGGGATCGGAGGATAAAAAATCAATAGAAAATATCAAGAAACTTGTATCATTAGAAGCACTTCGTATGGATTCCATAGAGAAGGAAGAAGAAGTGCGCAAAAAAATTCAAGACATAGAAAAGGATTCTGAAAAACGATTAAAAGAATTTGAAAAATATGAAAAAGAATCTGTAAAAAATATAAAAGAACAAAACAAGGGTGAAGACGAATTAAACAAAAAGGCAAAAAAGAAAAAAGAAAATGCAGAACAGGTAAAAAGATATTCAGAGGATCAAAGAAATATAACAGTAGAACTAAACTCTCACATGGGTGTGTTGAATGATAAAGCAAAAGGTCATGCTGCTGCTTTATTAAAAACAGCAGGTGTAAATGATACAATAGCAGAATCATATACAACAATATCAACACAAATTGCTAAGGGTTATGCCGGTAGTCAAAACTTTATGTCAGTCGTGGATCAGACGCGGGACATAACCAGTGATGTCTCTAAATTATATGCCGAATCTATTGATCAAACTGGTCAAATAGAAAAAGGTTCTGCAAAAATAGTAGATACCGATAAAGCACGTCAAGACATTGCATTAAAACGTTTTCAAATTGAAAGTGGACAATTAGGATTAAGTGCATCAGAACAAGCAATGACAATGAAAATTCTTCGTCAAGATGAAGAAAGACTGAATGCAATAGACGAACAAAACAAATACATAGAGAAACAAAACTCAAAAATGGGTATGATAAATGATATAGGAAGTAAGTTGGGAACTTCTATGTCATCTTGGGTTACTAAACTTCCTGGTGGTGAACAAATTTCAAAAATTCTTGGAATTGATAAAACCGCCGATAAAATGAACAAATCATTCACATCTGCAATTCAAAACGGTCTTCAAGGTAATTTCAAAACTGCATTTGCAGATGGTATGAAAGGTCTTGGTAGTATGGTTGCAATGGCACCAAAACTTGTTGCTGGATTGGGATTGGGTGCATTAGCTGGTGGTTTTGGTTTGTTGGCAAAAGGAGCAAAGGGGATATTCAATGTATTGATGGAAGTTGATGGTGCTATTGCTCAAATGGGTAAAGACTTCTCAATGAGTAAAAAAGAAGCTGGTCAGTTGTATCAACAAACTGTTAAAATGTCTCAGGAATTGAAAATAACCGGAATCAATTCAAAAGAGATTGCAGAGGGTATTCAAGTTGCAAGTGATGCGTTTAACGGTATAGATGTTGCTTCACAAATAATGTCGGGCAATAAAGAATTAGAAGGTTTCGTTAAACAGGCAGCTGTTTTGACAAAACAATTTGGGTTATCTGGTGCGGAAGTTGCTAGAATAAAAGATATAGCAACTATTACCGGAACATCAATGGATAAACTTGTAAAAGAATCCGTTGATATGGGTAAAGGGGTTATGAATGCTAAAGAGAGTATGAAAGTCCTTGCCGGTATTCCAAAAGAAGTTGCTGTTGGATTTAAGGGTGCATCAAAAGAACTTGTTGCTGCTGCTCAAAAGGCAAAATTATTAGGAACAGATCTTAAGAAGATAAAAGATATTGGTAGGGGAATGTTGGATTTGGAATCATCTCTGACTGCAGAATTTGAAGCACAGGCAATAACCGGTAAGAATATGAATCTTGATGCTGCAAGAAGATTTGCAATGGAGGGTAATATATTCGGATTACAGGAAGAATTGCTAAATAAAGCTGGATCACTTGAAGATTTCACCAATATGAATGTTATTCAACAAGAGGCATTTGCTAAGGCGATGGGTATGTCTGTTGAAGAAATGACAGATATGCTTACTAATGCAGAAAAACTTTCAAAGGCAGGTATTGATTCAGATTATGCAGAAAAATTGAGTAATATGCAATCTGCCGCCGAACTTGAAAAAGAAATGGCAAATGCAAAGAATCAAGAACAAAAAGATTACATTGCTCAACTTGCTGCAGAAAAACGTTCTGCTAGTTTGAAAGAATCTATGGCAGATGCTGTTGAAAAATTAAAACAAAAATTTGCTCCTGTAATAGATGCAATAGTTCAGATGGTTAGTGGTTTAGAACAAGGAAATGACGGTGTATCTGTATTTCAAAAGATGTTAGATGGTATAGATATGAATGCCATTGCGGCTGGTATAAAAGAAGCTTTACCAAAAGTAATGGAAGCTGTTCAAGGTTTGATTAAAAATCTTCCAAAGATTATAGAAATGGTAGGAGGGTTGATAAGTAAATTCAGCGGAATTGCCGGAGCTGCTGGTGGATTCCTTGATATATTGGGACCTAGCACCGCCGGTTTGGGTGTAATGGCATTAAAAGTTGCCGGTCCTGGTGGTATAGCCGCTGGTTTCAAAGTTGCAAGTAAAGGTGCAATGGGATTATTCGATATGATAAAAGGTCCACTTGGTGATAGTGTGGGCAAACTTGCAGGAGGGGTATCAGGTAAATTAGGTGATGCTTTTGGAAAAGTTACAGAAAAGGCAGGTGCCCTTGGAACCAAAATGAAAGATATGGCCGCAAGTAAAGCGGGTGATATGTCAGGCGCCGGTGGTGGTAAGAAGGCAAAAATGCCAAAGGCAAAAGCCGGAAAAGGTGGCGGTGGAATGATGGATGGTATAGCGGATTTTGTCAATAAAGTGGATATGAAAAAAATGTTAATGGGTGCTGCTGCATTACTTGTTCTCGCGGCTGCTTTATTTGTAACTGCTAAGGCATTACAAGAATTTGCTAAAGTTGAATGGAGTGCAATGGCAAAAGGAGCCGTTGCTCTTCTTGGTCTTGCTGGTATTGCCATGTTATTAGGAACTGCATCCGTTCCTATGTTAATTGGAGCCGGTGCTATTTTAGTTCTCGGTGCTGCATTGATGGTTGCCGCTGTTGGTTTGAAAATAATGGGTGAAATTAAATGGGATAACTTCAAAGGAATTGCTGGTGCATTAGTTGAACTTGCTGGTGGATTTGTTGTATTAGGGGCTGCCGCTCCTTTCATAATAATCGGTTCTATGGCTATGATTGCAATGGGTGCAGCTGCTGCTGTTTTTGGTGGTGGGTTATACCTTATTGCAAAATCACTTGCTGAATTTCAGAAGATTGGTGACTTCGGAAAGGTTGGGGACAACTTGGCTGCCGGTATGGAGGCATTAGGTTCCGTTTCAGAAAAGGTTGATATAGGAAAACTTGAAGATTCATTTGAGGAATTAAACGATGCACTTGAAGAATTAGATTTTGAAAAACTAGCAGCTTTTGGTCAATTAGGAAACTCTGCTCTAAAAGGTGCCGGAGATAATCTCGTTGGTGGTATAAATTCTTTGATGGGTATAAATCAGGGAATAAATTGGAGTGGGCTTGAAGATACATTTGAAGGTTTGGAAGATTCTCTTGACGAATTAGATTTAGAAGGAATACAGGCATTTGCTAAATTGGGTGAAGAAGGTATAAAAAAAGCCGGTGAAAATCTTATGGCTGGGTTAAATTCATTTCAAGGAATTGATCCAAAGGCGGCAGTTGCTGCTATCGCTCCACTCGAAGATGTTTTTAGTGCCCTCGAAGATGCATTTGATGAATTAGATTACGAAGAACTGGATGCATTTGGTAAGGTTGATTTTACTAAAATGGCCGCAAATACAACTGGTTTATCACAGTTTGCACATGCACTTGGTAATATCGGCAGTATGTCTGGAATTGATAAGTTGGAAGAACAATTTGAAAAACTATCAGATGCAATAGACGGTTTAGACATTGATAAGTTAAACGAACTATCAAATATAAAGCCGGATGCAATGGGCAATTTAGGAAAATTACAGGCA